TTTTGGTTCATGTCGGTGACGGATTTATTTTAAACATCCCACAGGAGTACCTTTCTCATGGTTGATATTTTCTTTTTTCTGTTAGCACTTCTCGGCTCGATTGTGGTGGTTTTTTGGATCGGCATTGCGTCCGTTTTGTGTCTCATCGGTTGGGGTATCGCCCGAATGGTGATGCGCGAAGTCGAAGACAAATATCTCGACCGGAAACTTTGGCCGAAAGATCCGAGAGCCGGCGACGATGGGTAAAGCGTCACGAGCAAAAGGCCAACGCGGAGAACGTGAGTTCGCCGCGATCATGGCGGACTGGCTCGGGCATCGTGTCGTCCGACGACTCGGACAAGAGCGCGACGAAGGTCACGACTTGAACGGGATCGAAGGCTTCGCCGTCGAGGTTAAGCGTTGCGAAGAACTGCGCATCAACTCATGGTGGCGACAAACGAAGAAGAGCGCGGCAACGATCGGCCAACGACCGGCGCTTGCATATCGACGCTCTCACGAACCGTGGCGAGTCATGGTCGAGTTGAGCGCCGAAGAGTTTGCGACGGTCATTCGGGAATCGATGAAATGACGGACTGGAATCACAACGCTTTGTTGCGAGATCTCGCGGAGCATTTCGAGCGGCAAGGTCGGATTGTTTTTCGCGATCAGTTGATCGGGCCGGCGGGATCTCCGCGACCGGACGTTCTCACGATCAACAAAACTTACAACCGATGGAACCCGGCCGCATACGAAGTGAAGACGCATCGCTCCGATTTTCTTTCCGATGTGACGTCGGGGAAATGGGCGCAATATTACGACGCCGCCGCGTCGGTCACGTTCGCGGTTCCGAAAGGATTGATCAACAAAGCCGAACTTCCGAAAAAGGCCGGCTTGATTGTTCGGTCCGAGAACGGTTGGCGACACTCGAAGAAACCGACGATCGATCACGTCGATAACTTCGATCGCTTCTTGTGGCTCGCGCTGTTATTTAAGCTCAGTAACCGCAACTCGAAGCCGGAGCCGAGAGCGTCATCATTTAGTCGCGCATCACGAGAGCGACACGAACTCGGAGAACGGATTGCGAAGTATTTGTACGACAGCACAACGGCCGAACGCGCCGTCGTTGAGGCTCGCAAGCACGTCGAAACAATTATGTCGTTAGCGAAAAGCGATGCGGAGAAGATCGTTAATAAAGCGATCGAAGAGAATCCGCTCGTTCTCAGTATTCTGCAAAAGACGCTCGCCGATCATGGAATCGGCGGAGCGCTCTCGTCGTGGCATTCGGTCGAGAAGCGAACAAAAGCGCGTGAAGAGATCACGAAGGCGGCGAGCGCCGTCGGCTTAACTGTAACGGGAGAATAAAACTCATGGCAAAGAAAGAAAGATTTGTGTCGGTTGAGCGAACGAAGCTCGATGCGCTCGTCTCCGAAAACATTCGACTCCGAAAAGACGTCAACAAGATATGGCATAAAGCGCCGCATTGGTTAATCGTAATAACGGCGGTCTCGGCTTTCTTTGGTGCGCTTATCGGGACGTTGCCGGTATGAATACCGAAGAAGAGAGACTCGAATTTCGAATCGCCTTTCTCGAAATTATGGCGACCGCATCCGGCCGAGCGGACGTGACGAAGAAAGCGCTTCACAATTGCGCGACGACTTTGCGAGAGCAAGGCGAACGGATCAAGGAACTCGAAGAGTCGTACAACAAAAACGAGATTTGGTGGCAAAATCTTTATGCCAAAAAGATCGGGGAGATCTTGGATCTCGAAGCCGACAATGCGCTTTTGAAAGTTGCCGCAAGGCGCGCCGATAATATCGAGGAACATCGGGACGAGTTGCTTCAACGCATCGAGGAACTCGAAAAGTTCGAGCGTGTCGTGCAATGTCCGAAGCGCGCGGAAGTTCTCAAGAAGATGACCGCCGTCATCGAGGCCGCAAAGACGTTCGTCGCAAACGAAGAAGAAATTTACAATGTCGGGTATTACGGCGCTCTTGAGAAAGCGATCAAGGATCTCGAAGCAAAATGAAACGCCGCTTCGTCGTGTATCGAGACGGCTTTCGCTATTGGGCGACGAAGTCTCGACTTCACGACGGGCGCATTCGCTTCACGTTCTGGTCGTCTCACGATTGGCCGTTTTATCATGGACATTACACGCCGGATCGAGTAAGTTCGGGCGACGTCTGGAATCACTTTCTACGATGGATACCAAAAGGAACATGACTGATGAATGACTATCTCCCGTTAAATACAATTATCGACTTGACGTCGCCGGCGTTGCTCTTCGCGTTCCCGGTTGCCGTCTTGTGCTTCGCGCTTTTCGTGTCGATCTCGTCGGACATTGGGAGAGACATTCTTCCGAAGTATCCGATTGTTGGACTCGTCGCGACAATGGTCCTGATCATGAGCTTCGGATATATGTGCATCGCGCCGTATACGGTCGACCCGAACCCGACAATGCGAGCCCGGATTGAGACCGGGATCTTTGACGGCGACGCTTTGACTTATCGATACGAAATCAGCGATCGCCTTTCGTTGGTCGCTTACCATTCGCCGGCGTGGTCGACTCACGGTTCGTGGAACGCCGGTCAAGATGCGGTCGCAATCGAATGGACGTTCGCCGAATGAACGGAAGACCCGGAATCAAGAAAGTGCGAGAAGCGGAATTGCGAGAGTCCGTGATTCGTTTACGCGAGCGTGGATTCACTTATTCGGAGATCGCGGCTCAACTCGGGATCACGCGCAATCAAGCGAGTTCGAAAGCTCGCTCGGCTCGGGGCGGCAATAAGTGACGGCGTTCGCTGTTATCCTTTCCGAAGGGGTTCGGAGAACACGACAAGGCGATGCGTCGCAAACGGGTGCGAGAGCAAGACGGACAAGGTATTTTGCGCCGCTTGTTTTTGGCAACTCTCGAAAGAGATCCGATCGAAGCTTCAGGTCGGCGCGACAAAGACGCGAAGACACCCGGACGACCGGAAGGCCGCGACGAAATACGCGCTCGTGGTTTCCGATGCCTGTCAGGAATTGAACGGATGATTTATTTTCGGACCTATGCTCGCTCGATTGGTTGTGTCGTTGATCGACTCGGCGATCGCGACGTCTGGAATTATATTCGTGTCTATCAGGGAAGGCGGCGAATATGATCGTTCGAGAACTACGAGCGATCCTGAAAGTGGCCGATCCGAATGCGGCCGTAATGAGCGTAATTGACGGCGACGCCGAGCTTCTCGCCGAGGTTGAACGCGCTCCGCCGGGATCCCAACAAGACGAACCGATGATCTTGCTTCGAAGCGAGCCCGGAGAGTGAGTCCGATCTCGCGCCTATGGTGTGCGATGTTCCATGCGAATCACTATCGCAAGTTCCGCACGTTTCCGGCGGCCGTTACTTTGAGATCTTGCGATCGTCGTTACGATATGCGGTGCGAGAAGTGTCACCGGATTATCAAGGATCGCGGAAAGTGATCGGAGTTTGCGGCGACTTACCGCCGCCCGAGTATCATCTTACCCCGACGGACGATCTTCGCGATCACGAGCTTTCGCCCGAGTGTTGGTGTCATCCCACGGAAGACGAAGAGGATCCGCGTTGTTGGATTCACAACGCAATGGACGGGCGCGAAGCGTTCGAGACCGGGGAGCGCAAGCCGTCATGAAGAAATATCGTTTTTCCGCTTCTGAAATGGCGGCTCAATCCGTCCAGTGGCGGACAAGTTGGCAAAGGCATGGCTCCGGCCGCGAGCCGGTATCTCATGAAATAGGCCGAGGCAGTATCGCCCGAACGCCGCGACCGGAACAGCAACTAAGGTTTACAAAATGAACACCAAAGCAATGCACGAGAAGCTCGAAGAGATTTTCAATTGCGCGCTCGATCACGTTCACGCCGATATGCTTCACCGGGCGATCGACGATCAAGACACGACGATCGAACTTTTACGGCAAGCGGTTGCCACTCAAACCGCAAGAGTCGAGACGCTCGAACAAATAAAGAGTTCGCTCGGGCGAGCGCTTGACGCATACAAGTCTCAAGCTCGCGTCGTTGAGTTTTACGATGGTCCGTCCTATCCATTGACGGACGATTCGAAGCGCAAGCCGTTCGAATTTCTTCTTCAGGTGTTGGGCTATGCCCGAACAATCGTCGCCGCGTTTCTCGGCTTCGCATTGGTCGCAACGGTATGGATCTCGCTTGATCAACTCGTCTCGATAATCGTGCAAATGCTATGAAGGTCTTCTTCTTTATTCTAATTCTCGCGTTTGTTCAGAATGTTTCGTTTACTATGGTGAGTAGATCTCGCAATCGAGACAAGGCCGGATACCATGCAATTTGCTCGGTCTTCTCGAACGGCATATGGTTTTTGACAATGCGTCAACTCGTGGTTGCCGACTTGTCTTACTGGCTACTCTTGCCATACGTAGTTGGAACCGTTTGCGGATCCCTGTTCGGCGCAAAGGTCTCAATGCGCATCGAGAAAGCGATCGGAGCCCGAGCGGATAGTCCGCCGGATTCGGTCAAAACGCATTGAGCGGCGAACGCTACCCGAGGTAAACGTCGTCGCTGATTCTCAGGGAGAACCAGAAAGATGACGAAGAAGAAGAGTCCGGCAAAGCGCAAAGTCCGAAGTGCGCCGAAAGCGAAGCCGAAGAAGAAACGGGTCACGAAGCGAACGGCAAAAGCCGCCGTGAAGAAAGTCGCGAAGAAGCGCGCGGTTCGTGTCGAGCGTCCGTCGAAGAAGACGAAGAAGAAAGCCGCGAAGAAGAAGACGAAGAAGAAAGGCGGCCGCCCGAGTAAGTTCAAACCCGAGTTTCAAGAGCAAGCGAAGCAACTCGCCGAGCTTGGCGCGACCGATGCGCAAATGGCGAAGTTCTTCGGCGTTACCGAGACAACGCTCAACAACTGGAAGAAATCTCACGCGAAGTTTTTTGAGTCCCTAAAGCTTGGGAAAGCGGTCGCCGACGATCGGGTCGAGAAGTCACTCTTTCAGCGCGCGAACGGTTACGAACACGAAGAAGAGAAGATCCATTTCGATCGGTGGGGCGACGTTTGTCGAGCGAACACGATCAAGCACTATCCGCCGGACACGACCGCGTGTATTTTCTGGCTCAAGAATCGCCGGCCGGATGACTGGCGCGACAAGGTCGAAACTCAGCACACGGTCACACCGGGCGAAGGCGGCTTGATCGTTCCGATCGGGATGGACGTCGAGGCATGGAATAAAGCGGCGGCGCGTCAACAAGCGATCATGAAGAGCGGGACCGGCGGCGAGTAGACGTGAACGGACCGGCAATAGCCGCGACGACGGAGAGCCTTGTCGCACCATTGCCGGTTTCCGCCGGCGTCTGGACGGCTCTAGAGGGCTCTCAACGGCTCTTCTTGAATTGCCCGCATTTCGAAGTTTTGTACGAGGGAACTCGGGGGCCGGGAAAAACCGACTCGATGTTGATGTGCTTTGCGCAGCGCGTCGGGCTCGGTTACGGCGACCGATGGCAAGGCGTGATCTTTCGGCGCGAGTACAAGGAACTCGACGATCTCGTCAAGAAGTCGAAGCGGTGGTTCTACGAAATATTCGGCAACGACGTTCGATGGCTTGCTTCGAAATCGGATTACAAATGGGTGTGGAAGACCGGCGAAGAACTCTCATTCCGAACCGGCAAAAACGAAGACGATTATTGGAATTATCACGGACACGAGATCCCGTTTCTCGGTTTCGAAGAACTCACGAATTGGGCGTCGCCGGCCTTTTACTTGACGATGTTCTCCGTCTGTCGTTGCGGAGATCCGCGCGTTCCGTGCATGGTCCGAGCGTCGGCGAATCCGTGGGGTAAAGGTCACGGATGGGTGAAGCTTCGCTTCATTGATAACAGTCCGCCGGGGATTCCGTTTCTCGATCCCGACACGAACAAAACGCGCGTTCGGATCTTTGGCTCGATCTCCGAAAACCCGTATCTCACCGACGAATATTTGAACACGCTTCGGAGCGTCGAGGATCCGAACAAGCGGAAGGCATGGATCCTCGGCGACTGGAACATCTCGGCCGGCGGGATCCTCGAAGGCGCATACGACGAGACCACTCACGAGATCGCGCCGTTCAAGATCCCGGCGTCGTGGCGCGTC